AAGTCATTGTCGGTATTGACGAAACCGAGTTAATTGAAGGTCTAGACACAGAGACTTGGTACGGCAATTACAGAGGACAAGTCTGCAAGCGTACTTCTTATAACAACAATATCCGTAAGAATTATGCTGGGGTAGGTTACACATACGATGCAGATCGTGATGCTTTTATCGCTCCAGAGCCAGAAAATGCTATTGGCTTTGATGAGGAAACTTGCCAATGGATTGTGCCACCCAAGGATTTAGATGAAGCCGCGCCTAAGTAAAGCTGCGAGCCAATTACGAGAGCAAATCGATGATTCGTTCCCAGATCGTGACCGCGCATCGGATGGTTGGATCGGTGATACCCGACACGCTGCTCGCAAGTCTGATCATAATCCGGATGCACACGGCTGGGTACGCGCCATTGATGTGGACAAAGATCTATTCAAGGGCGGAAAGCCAGACATCATGGGCGATCTTGCAGATCAGCTTCGTACCTTATCCAAGGCAAAAACAGACAAGCGTATTAGTTACATCATTTACGATGGACGAATCTGCTCCAGAATCCTTAACTGGAAATGGCGCAAGTACACAGGGGCGAACAAACACACTAAGCACATGCATGTTAGCTTTAAGAAAGAAGCTGACAATGATGGTGCTTTTTTTCAAGTATCTATGTTAGGTGGAGAATAATGAAGAACATGAAGAACCCTGCAATCCTTGCTGCTGGAGCATTCTTAGCTGCATGGGCATCAAGCAACTTTGACCTTGACTACCGCGCAATCCTATGGGCTGTGCTGTCAGGCGTGTTCGGATATGCGAGTCCTAAAAAGTGACACAGACAGATTTCTTCACATTCTACATAGCAAGCCTTGGCGTGTTTGGTGGTCTTGCAGGCTATGTCATTACACATCTGCTCAATGAGATCAAAAGACTCAACACGCGAGTCGATGAGATCTATAACATATTACTTGACAGGTAACATTGTGCCATGGCAAGAAAAGCAACTAAGGCGTTAGAGGAGCAAGGCTACTCAAAGCTAGATGCTTACTGCATTGGGCTTTATGAGTACTTCTGTTCGTTAAAGCGAGCAGGTTTCGCAGAGGACATTGCCATGTTCATGATCACAGAGCCGCAAGCCTATCCTCATTGGATTCTGCCTGATCCCATTGACCCTGAGAAGTTCGGGGATTACGAAGATGAGGATGATGACTAAACGCAGATACTTGGTGATCTCGGATCTACAGATCCCCTATCATCATGAGCAAGCAGTTAAGAATCTAATCAAGTTAGTAAAGCGTGAGAAGTTTGACCTGGTCTTAAATACCGGTGATGAGCTGGATATGCAATCTCAAAGTCGTTGGGCACAGGGCACTAAATTAGAATGGGAAGGAACGCTCGATGCTGACAGAAGCCTTGCTCAGGATATTCTCTATGAACTCGGCACAACAGATGTCACTCGCAGCAATCACACAGACAGGCTCTACCATACGCTACTACGAGCACCTAGCCTCATTGGACTGCCAGAGCTTGAATACGCCAAGTTTATGGACTTCGCAGGACTCGGCATCCGATTCCACAAAAAGCCGTTTGAGTTCCATAAAGGATGGGTCTTAGTCCACGGAGACGAAGGATCGATGAACAGCAACGCAGGGCTTACAGCTCTTGGCTTGGCTAAGAAGTTTGGCAAGTCTGTCGTATGTGGACACACTCACAGAGCAGGTATTAGTGCCTTCACAGAGGGCATAGGAGCCTCATACAGGACTTTGTGGGGCTTAGAAGCAGGTAATGTTATGGACAAGAAGAAAGCCTCTTATTTGAAGGCTGGGAGTGCTAATTGGCAGATGTCCGTGGCAGTCATTGAAACGCATGGAGACCGAGTTAGCCCATTCTTAGTGCCTATAAACAAGGACGGATCATTTACCCTATATGGACGACTTTACGCCTGACATCAAACGCACGCTGGACGATGCAGTTGATGAGGGAGAATCGTTATCGTTTCGTTACCTAAATGTGCTTGATTGTGTCAGACAGGCGTGAGACTCTAAGTCTGTAAGTAACCAAGGGCGTTACTACAGATAGGTACGGAAATGGCAAACACAGACAAGCTGCTTCTTATCTGCATAATTGGAATGATTATAGGATTCATCATTGTAATCATCGATGTGCAGAAAACAGCTTATAAAAAGGGCGTGCGAGACGGCTATCACCGTGGGCGTAGCATCAAGGGGCAGGAATGAAGGCCAATGAAATTCTACTCACAGCCACAGACACGATCCGTGACCGTGGGCTATCATACGGTCACCCTGCGGATAACTTGCGACACACCGCAATGCTGCTATCAGCATACCTACAAACACCAATACACGACTATCAGGTGGCAGGGATCATGGTCTTGGTTAAACTTGCAAGGACTAATCAGTCAGCACAACACATCGACAACTGGGTCGATCTATGCAGCTACGGCGCACTTGCCGGGCAACTAGCCACAGAGGAAAACGATCTATATGTTTAATTTAGCCGATTACGAGCCAGTAGAGGTGAGACTTGAAAAGTTTATTAAGGATTATCCAGCGTTCCGCATTTCAACTGAGTTGGAAGTTGTCGAGGCTACTCGATATATTGTTAAGGCGTATTTATTTAAGAATGCTGAGGATAGCGTTGCATGGGCAACAGGGTACGCTGAGGAAACAGTTACTAGCCGAGGCGTTAATCAGACTTCAGCATTGGAGAATTGCGAGACTTCGGCAATCGGCAGAGCACTTGCAAATGCAGGTTATGCGCCTAAAGGAAAGAGACCAAGCCGAGAGGAAATGACCAAGGTAGTAGCTGCTAAGCCAGTCAAGCCACCTGTTCAGGAAGTCAAGGCAGATGATCAGGATTACTGGACTACGCCTGTGAATGAATACAACAAAGTAGTCGATGCGCCTGTCACACTTGACAGAGCGATGGAAACTATTGCAGCTGTTATGGGTACTGGAGAAGCTGTAGAAGCACCAAGTTGCGAGCATGGACACATGCAATGGCGTGAAGGTGAAAAGAATGGCAAAGCATGGGGTGGGTACTTCTGTAATACAGCGATCTCATCGGCACATCGATGCCCTACAAAATGGTACAACTTAGGCAGCAATGGCAAGTTTGCACCACAGAAGGCGAGAATCTAAATGGGAAATATCGGTATTAAAATCAATGGCGAGTGGGTCGATCTATTGTCAGCATTCGTACCATGTCAGCTTTGTAATGAGCCAGTCCAGATCCGCGATTTAGAGGACATATCATCGGACTCGGTTAATGGTGTTGTCACCTGGCAATGCTCCAAGTGTAAAGCAGTCAATGGCTAGTCAAGCAAGGAAGCACAGAGGTTTCCGCACAGAGCGCGTAGTCGCACAGTACCTATCGACTGTATGGCAAGGCGCATGTGTGGGAAGGGGTAGTGGCAAGGATATTGTTAATGTGCCATTCGATGTTGAAGTCAAAGCCCGCGCTGGATTTCAACCTAAGGCATACTTAGCACAGCTGAAAAGCCGCACAGCCATTTCGGGGGAATTGGGCTTTGGGGTTATCAGACTCAACGGTCAGGGTGAAGATGCGCGTGAGTATGCCGCGATCATTAGACTAGAGGATCTTTTGCCACTACTCATATTAAGATACGGTCACTTAGACAAAGAACCTACAGAGGCAGACATAGACCGATGCTCTGGATGTGGGTCATACATGATAAGGAAGTGCTTGACTTGCCAACCTATGACTACAAATGTTCACGATGCAATCTCAATCAAGAAGTTAGTCATGGATGGCACAATCGACCAGTAGTGCTATGTAATTACTGTAATGAACCTATGGTCAAAGTAATTGGGGCAGCAGCTACTCACTTTAAGGGTAAGGGCTTCTATTCAACGGATAAATAGTTATCCACAGAAGTTATCCACAGGGGGTAATCATGAAACGAAACACCGCTCTGAGCAGGACTTATACAAATGGATTTGACATAGATGGTACGCTAACGGCGCAGAGCCTCTCAAAGGCTCACCGCGACCCGCTGAGGCGGGTAGGTCGCGGGGTGCTAGTAGCTATTGGGATAGCTCTATGCATTATGCCTGATGCAGGTGGATCTAAACCAATGCAATATGTAAGCTATAAAGAATATGCATTACATCTATTACATTATGATTATGAGCAATATGTATGTCTATCTAAGTTATATGGTAAAGAATCAGCATGGAATCCTAAAGCTCGTAATGGCTCACACTATGGAATACCACAAGGTAGAAGTGAGTGGCTAAGAGATCAGGATGGATATACTCAGGTACGATGGGGGTTGTCCTATATACAGCATAGATACTCCACACCATGCAATGCTTACGAACATTGGAAGATAAACAATTGGCATTAGATAAGTTAAACAGCAGGCGATACCGAGAGCAGCGTGAGCGCGTGTTCATGCGTGATGGTAGAGCCTGTCAGTTGTGTGGTACAGATGAGGGTGAGATGCACATCGATCACATCATCCCACGCAAAGCCGGTGGTGATCATTCCCTAGATAATTTAAGAGTGTTGTGCAAGTCATGCAACCTACGCAAAGGTGCGCTCAATGAGGGCGTTTTTTTAGCACGAGCGGCTAC